CACCGAAATGAACTGGCTAGACGATGCAAAGGTGCTTTTCGCAAGCGTGACAGGGTTGGGGAACTGGTTAGTGGAGATGGATTTACTTTTGAAGGTTGGAATTAGTTTAGTGAGTTTTCTCTATGTCACAAAAAAGTGCATAGACCTGTATAGGAAAAAATGAAGATGCCGAAGTATATTATTGGGGCGTTGCTGCTGACTGCTGTAACTGCCAACGCTGGTTTGTTTGGTGCGGCACTAAAGCCAACTCCAAGCATCACCCTGTTTGGGCAGACCTTAACTTGGCCGATCCCCTCGCTATGCGTTGGCGGCAAAGCTGGAGTGTTGCCAGACGCGAAGGTTAGCCCCGAAGGCATCAACCTCAAAATCCCTTACCTCTCCATCGAGGTTCCATTCCCAACCCTCACGGTTAAAGCTGGAACCAACACGATTGAGGTTAAGTTGGGTGCAATTGATAAAACTGAACACAAGGCAGAATAGTATGTGGAAAAGTAAAACGGTATACGCAAGTTTAGCCGCTTGCCTAACTTCATTTGGGGCGTATATGGCCCAAGAGATCACGATGCCAGAGATGGCACAGTTGTGGATCACCTCGCTTTTGGCGATCTTCCTTCGTCACGGTATTTCCAAGAGTCAGCAAGCAGCAGAGGTTGCGGCTGAAGCGGCAAGCACGGTTTTGCCGGTTAAGAAAAAAGCCACCGGCTAATGGGACTAGTCAGCGCAATCATCGCGTTGCTGAAAGCCGTCCCTTCGCTGGAGCGGCTTTTTTTGAGGATAGCAGATGGAGTCAAAGAGGCAAAAGCACAGGCAAGGTATGATGCGAAGTTGGGCAACATTGATGCTGCTATTGCTGCTGCTCGCAGCGGCGGGGTGTGGGACGGTGAGGGAACTGAATGGAGTGAAGGAGTTGACCGCTCACCCTCAATTCCAGAGGGCCGCACAATCCGCGCCAGCGTGGACGAAGGCAGCGTTGAGGAAAGTCGCGGAACTGGAATATGAGATAGAGCGAAACTGATGCCAGCAATAGATCCAATAGTAGATGGGGACACTGGGTTTGTGGGTGTGAATATGCGCCTGGATCCAGGGCAGCTTCAGCCTGGTTATGTCGCCTCTGCCAGGAACAAGCGATTTGTGAACGGCACAGCCAAGACCAGGCCAGGGATCAAGAAAATGGCTTGGACTAATAAGTCAGAAGACACCTGGGATAAGTCAACGGGCTACAACAGCGGAGAGGTTGTTACCTATAGCGGAGTTGCTGCCCTGGTGAGCGGGGTGAGTGAAGCAGCAGTGGATGGGGGAAGCGGGACCCTCTCTCTGCAATATGCTGCCCCCCCCAACCTGATTAACGGAGATTTCCAGGCTAACACCGGATGGGTTTATGGTGGAGGCTGGGCGCGTACAGAGGTGACATCCGGGGTGTGGGTTGCTGAACACGCTTCAGGATCCGGTACAGAAAACCTCTACCAGGACATTGATGCTATTATTGGCTGCAAGTATACGGTCACCTACACTGTATCCAACTGGACGGCTGGAAGCATCCAGTCGCTCATCAGTGAGTCCAGCAGGGGGGCATTAAACGCCTACACAGGGTCAGGCGCTCAAACCCAGACATTTACCGACATAATCATTTCCCAGGGGTTAAATCCTGAAAGGCTTTACATCCAAGCCCAGAGTGGCTTTTTAGGTAGAGTGGATGATATTACCGTAACATCTGCCGCCCTCCCAGGAGAGGTGGACATCCTTGGCACCTTTTCCCAGGGGGCAGAGTTATACAAAGCGGCTGGACCAGGCAGCAACAACTCCAACGAGACCGGAGCGAGCACCAACATAGTTGGCCCTTACTTCAAGAGTACGGCGGACACGAACACCAACAATCCTCCGGTACAGTCTTACAGTGCTGCCTCCTCTGGATCCTTGTCCAGCACAGCCGAGAGTACAATCAACTCCAACTGGACCAACCTGGGCCACCGGATCTACGGGTACGGCACAGTTTACGGCGCCGGCATCTTCAGAGATCCGCTAAGTGTTGAGCATTTACTGGTGGCAACCTCGGATGGGGTCTATGCGACAAAAGAAGGGAGTCCTTCCGTCTTGCTTGAGCCTTGGGCTACCCAAAGTGGGGCAGCACCAACCGGGGATGTTTCATTCACTCAATGCTTCAATGTGGTGGTGATGTTCAAGGGTGATGACGAGTCGCCAATGTCGATGAGCAACCTGGGAGAAGGGTTCAAGTCTGTAAGCCAGGTAGCTTCCGACACTGACCTGGATGAGAACGATTCAGATGGCACAGAAACCATCCCAAATGCCTCCACAGGACTCTTTTTCAACAACAGGCTACTCATACCCTACCAGAAGGATATGGTGGCTGTGAGCGACTGTTTGAACTACACTAGGTATCAGCCGATTATGTCCAACTTCAGGATCAACCAGGGATCCGAGGATGAGTTGGTAGGGTTGAGGCGGATCAACAATTCGACCATTGCCTGTTTTAAGACCAACTCGGTGTATATCGTTTCTAACATTTACGGGAACTTGAGTGATGTTGTCCTGGATGAGGTGACCCGTGAGTATGGCGCCGTAAGCGATAAGTCCATCATCCAGGTAGGTGCTGATGTACTGTTCCTGTCCTCCAAAAGGGGTGTTAGTTCGCTGACGGTTGCCGGCAACGGTAAGGTATCAGCAGTTGACCAGCCTGTGAGTGAGCAGATCCAGCCGTTGATAGATCGGATCAACTGGAATTATGCGGACAAAGCTGTGGCGGCATACCACAACAACCGTTATTATCTGGCTGTTCCGCTAGACGATGCCACTTACAATAATGCCATTCTGATTTACGATCTCCTGAACAAAGCCTGGGCTGGTTATGATGATGGTGAAGCTATCAAGGTGAAGGAGTTTGTGGAGACCAAGCACCAGGGCAAAAGGCGGCTGTTCTTTCTCTCCACAGATGGGTTTATCAACTTGTATGATGACGCAATTACCGAGTGCGGGTTTGTAGATGAGTTGGCGTCCAGCACCGTCTCGACAGAAGATGACTTTGGTAAGATCTCAATTAAAGACGTTAAAGATGAGTTGGTGACCAGAGGCTATTCAGCAGGGGATGTTTCTCCAAAGAAGTGGCGAAGTGCGGAGGTCCACCTGGCGACAAACGATCCCAGGTTCCAGATCAAGACCCAGTATGATGGACCAGAGGAGGATGACCAGGAGTTGACTCCTGCGGCAACATTTGGAACCGGAGACCTGGAGGGGTACATCACAGCAGGGGGTAAGACGTTCTCCAGGAGCACCTATGACCGTCCGTTCGACAGGGCGCCATTTGTTGAGTCCATAACCAATGATGACTTTTTCTCGCAGTACCGTCAGGACTACAGTGTGGATCCAGACACCGAGATAGTGCTAGGGGGCAATGGTTTTGACCCGGACATTCACCAGAAGAGTGTCAACCGTTATAGGTATAGGGGCAACAGCCGGTATGTCCAATTAAGGATAGTGAATACCCAGGGAAGGTGTGAGGTAATAGGTACCAAGGTTGGTGCCGTACCAGGACAGAATTTAACAACTAAACTAGTATAGACGATGCCATTAACAGTAACAGTTCAAAAGGGTCACGACTTTAGCAGTGGAAACGTAACCAGGGCGGCGCTGAACTCCGGTGCTGTTCCAACAGTAGCCATTACTGGCGCTGTGGACACAACAGAGTTGTCTGCATTAGCTGTGACTAATGCCAAGGTTGGGACCAACGCAGACATCTCCCTGTCGAAGATATCAGGCCAGGCGGAGGACTCGATCCTCCTGGTTGGTAGTTCAGCCTCCACTGGCGCCGGCGCCAAGACCATCAAGGCACTTGCCGGTAGTGGCGGGGCGCTGATTAAAGAGGTTGATAACAAGGCCGAGATCACCCCAAGTGATGACACTATTATAGCGTCTAAACTCCTAAAGACCGAAGATACCAATGTGGTATTTGCTTTGGGCTTGCTGGATGATGTAGCCGTTGATGATTATGTGATGGTGCACGATACGAGTGTTACTGACGAAGGTCTTGTTCGGCTAAAGAAAGCCAAGGTCAGCAGCATTCAGAAAGTGGGGACCACCGAGTATGAAGCCAGTACTGTCACAGGCACCACTGTTGGGGCAATAACACCGTTTGTCATCGACCTGGATGGATCCCCTTTCCAAACAATCCAACTGCAAGCCACCAGTGCTGCCCACACAAACAGTTTTACAGTCACCCACCCTCCAACCGGCGATAAGGTTAAGGTGGTTTCAGTTCGCGTAATAGGAGCCTCGGGCAGCGGGGTTGTGGCACCTACAATTAGTTTCACCACAGGTTGGAACTGGCTGGAGATGGTTAGCAACGGTGCCCCTACCACACAAACGCTTGGAGAGGATGCCCTGCTGACCTTAACGGTTTACGGTGCCGCCGCTACAGATGTATATGCAGCCTACGCTGTGACCAAATAATGCTGACACTAAGAGGAGGATATGTGGGGTTGGTTAGCAACCCGTTGCCGCAGAGTTTAATTATATCTGTGCCGGCATATATTGAGGTCTACAGAGGAACCACACTATCCATATCAGCGACTGTCTCAAACAACAGCACTATCACTAACCTGAGCTATCAGTGGCAAAAGCTGGACTCCTCTTCTGTTTTTGTTGATGTAAGCGGGGCAACCTCCGTCACCTATGCGAAGAGCAACGCACAGCCAGGAGATTCTGGTCAGTACCAACTGGAAGTCACATACACACAAGATTCAACGAGCAAGGTTAGGTTAAGCGGAGGAGTAAGCGTTGATGTGGTGGAGGACGGGGGGAACAATTAGTGCCAGGGCGAACTGACATAGATCCACTTTCAATTACTGATGGCAAGATCAGCAACCAGGCCAAGATTTCACACTCGAAGTTGGCTACTGCGTCTGAGGGCCAGGTCCTGGTTGCCCAGTCTAATGGCAAGTTTGCGGCAAAAACATTAAGTGGTGATGTAACTGTGGCAGCGTCTGGGGCCACTACCAGCAACACTGTAACCACAACAGACGGCACCACAGTGATAACCGGCGCCCAGGGGCCGAAAGGGGATAAGGGAGCGACAGGAGACCAGGGTTCGTCTGGGCCGGCTGGAAGTGATGCCACCGTAACAACCAACGCTGTTGATTCGGCTGGTGCAGTGATGCACACCGACATCACCTCTGATGGCTTCATTAAGAGATCTGGCCTTGGCAACTACGCAATAGACAACTCCACCTATTCCGCATCTACCCACACCCACGATCACGATGCGTTAACCAACTTTGTCGCCAACGAGCACCTTGACTGGAGCGCAAACCAGCAAGGGAGTCCGTACATTCACTCTGACAACATAGCTTTCATCAACACAAGTGCTGGTCAAACGGATAACGGTAAACCTCTTGTGTTGGACTCTCGGGGGAGAATTGACCCGAGTATGATAGAAACCTTTGACCTTTCATACGTCGATCTGGATGATTTACCAAACCTCTCCACCCTCGCTGACGGTTTTACTGCTCATAAATACACCAAGGATATAACCTGGGAGACAAATTCAACAGGGGTGGTGTTTTCTATTACCAATACTGCCTCTGGGGATTTATCAGAGGCTGTGTGCACCATAACCCACAACCTGGGCACTAAGTACATTTTTGTTAGTGCTATTGAGTTTTCAAGCACAGGAGGCAACCCAGCCGGTTCAGACTTAAATTTCGTGGACAACGCACAAGAACAGGTTGATATGAATTTTGGCTTTATTGTTAAGCCTACAAACGACAACGCTATTGAATTGTATGGTGATGGTGGAGTGTATAAAGGATCGGTATTCAAAATCTCAATAATTGGATGAACCCAATAGTTGAAGCAAGAAAACTATATGACAGCAAAAGCCCAAGAACTTTCGAGGAGGATCTGGTATTCTACCTTAACAAGGGGACTGTCTATAGCGGGGAGGATTGCTTCATTATGGGAAGGCCAATCGCCCAAAGGCACTCCAGGTTTTGTTTGGACTACAAGTTTACCTATAGGCAAAAAGACTGGGACACCTGGTTTGTTTACCTGGCTGTTGGGCCAGACAGAATGCACAGGTTTCAGGAGGTGGCGCCTTTCCCCCTGGAGTGGGTTGGGTGGAATAAGCACAAAGGGGACAATCCAAACATATTGAACTTTTACAAGTGGGACAAATTTAAGAGAAAGACAAAACGAAATGGGTAGCACAAAAGTAAAAATGCCAGAGGCCAGGAATTATGGCCAGGAGACGAGAGACACTCTTAGAGCACAGGTGGACCTAGCTCCAGATATTTACAACGCAGAATCCAGGTTCAGGGGCAAATATGCGCAGTTGGATATGGACGTGGCCAAGCAGATGCTGCCACAGATGATGAGTCTGTATGAGGGCCAGATCAACCCAGCCTTAGCCCGGATGCAGAGTCAGGCGCTTGAGACCCAGAGGAGAGGCGATGTTGAGGCTATAGAGAAGTATGGAGGACGCGCCAGGGAGGCAATGGAAGCGGCGGATCCGGAGACCGCAGCACTTAAAAAGGAACTCAACCGTCAAGCGATGGAGGAGTTGCAACTTGGAGGAAAGTTAACCGGTGGCCAACAAAGGCAATTGAGACAAGGGGTCAGGTCTGGCCAGGCTTCAAGGGGGTTTGGTTTTGGAATAAGCGACCAAGCTATGGAGTCGTTGGCGGAGATGAACTCGATGGAAGATAGGCGCCGAGGCAGACAGCAATTTGCCCAGGGACAAATGATGAGGTCCAAGTCTATGGCAGCGGATCCTTATATGGCTATCCTTGGAAGACCTTCCCAGGTGAACCCAATGATGTCTGGCCAGATGATGGGACAAGCGAAAGGTTTCTCTCCAGGCCAGATGTTCAACCCGGAGAGCCAGTATGCTGGAGACATATATAACCAGCAGTGGCAGGGTAGGCTAAGCGCCAATACAGCTAACGCAAACAACAGCAGCGCAATCACTGGTGCGCTTATAGGTGCGGCAGGGAGTGCTGCCAGTTCAATGCCTTAGATGATAAAATTCCTCACAACAGGAAAAGGGAAGGAGAACGGCAGGGGCCGAGGCTTGAGGCTGTTTCGTTGTGGGGGTAGGCAGTTGGAGGCTTGGTGGTTTCCAGCCGGGGAGGTTGTAGAGGATCACATTCACAAGTTTGCTACAGTCCGGTTGATCTTCTTACTCGGGAGAATGACTTTTTGGAGCGAACCCAGCGGCAAGAAGAAGAAGACTTTAACCGTTCCTGGGTCAACGCTAAAAATCCCCGCAGGGGTTGCTCACGGGGCAAGGGTTGATTATCCTTTCAGCGTTTTTGTAACCTACGAGAAATGGAGTAAGCCTCCAACCTCAATTGCTAACGACATTAAATTTACCGGAAGAGATATCAACACTTTACTGGGAGGTGTGTTTACACAATGAACCGGCTTACGTTTTTCTTTGCCAGTGGCACGAGGCTATCCACCAGGTTGATGACATTGTGGACGGGGATGTGGAGTCAAAAGAAAAAACCATCGAGTGTTTTATTCGACTTCACGAGTTGTATTCAAACCCTTTCTATCGGGACAAGGAGGACAGTTTAAGGATGGTGGTTACACTGGTGACAAACACATATGCAGATTCGGTTGAGTGGGAGAAGGCTGATGCTGAGTGGAAAAGATCCTGGGCGGATGTTATGCGCTTTGCGGGAAACGAGATGACTTGTGCGGTTGCCTATATTGTTGGGGGATGGAACCATATGCGCTTTATCAGCAGGAAAATAAAAGCGTTGTCTTATGCGGGGCACCACACTGAAGACCATAAACAAATTTAAGGAGTAAAATAAATGGCATATTTTGGACAATACAAGGGGTCATCTGGGGGGTTGTTACCACCAGGGATAGCTAGAGAG